CGCTTGTTATTAGCATTATTCATATTTATTATTATTGACGATATGGGATCCAGTAGTCACCTGGACTATACATCGATGTGAAACCGCTATTTCGGTACTTAGCGGATGCGCCGTGTAGTCTCTCGGCATTTTGTTTAGCACGGAAATATTAAGCTGTTCTGGCACCGTTTTGGGCAATTACTCACATCGACCCCATACAAGTTAAGCGAATGCGTAAGTAGAGAAGAGTTTCGGGTACGGTGCGCCGTACTCTGGTGTATAGTTATCGTGAATCCTCTCCAGTTCTCTCTGATGATCGGGAGCTATCCCGAACGCAAGATAAAATGACACCCTCGCTTCATCAGAAGGTTCAACGTAACCATTGTTCTTAACACCACGACCAAGGTGAAAGAACCCCGTGTCTTGGGCCATATCATCCTTGATCCTCTTCTCACTAACGATCCATGATCGGTACATGTTTTGAACTACAGGAATGCCGGAGGTTATTGCTAACCCGCACTCTCCGACAGAGGAAATCCACTTCTCGAAGACTTCCTTTGTATCTAAGCGCTTTAGCGACACTCGGTCTTTCGCTAGCGCTGGAAGGAAGTCCCGCACCATCCTCCAACCTTCGTGGGGTATGGAGGAGGTGTGGACAGGCTTCATTTGGCAGAATTCGATATGTTCTAGGGTGTAGACCGGGTCCTCTACTTCCATTCTGAATCCTAATGAGATGAAATAATCATCCACGCCATCTGTAACCTTCTTCAGGTGATTTCTCTCGAATATCAGTACTACGTCATCTCCATTGTTGCACAGTGCATAGTCCGCTGGTCCGTAGCCCAGTGACTTCATGTAACAATAGATCATAGCACACATGATAACACAGTTGCCCAATGCCGTGTTCATGTCTCCTGACATTCTTCCTATAACTTCTTCAACTAAGACTCTGCCCTCATCACAACCACCAATGAACTTGTTGGTAAGTTGCCACGAGAGGAGTTCTTTCAGAGTCTCGTCCCAATCATAATAATCAAGGTAGATACTGTGTTCAAACTTGAGTGCGTCTTGGGAAACACACTGATCAAACCTTTTAGCGTCA